TCCGCTTTACGGCGGTGTACGCGGCCATCAAGCTCCTGTCGGAGAACATCGCCGGCCTTCCGAAGGCGGTGATGGTCAAGACCGAGGACGGGGGCTACGAGCCCGCGGCTAACCACCCGGCGCACCGGCTCCTGTACATCCGCCCCAACAAGTACATGGACGTCTTCACCTTCTGGTTCACGCTGATCGCGTGGCTGATGGGGAAGGGCAACGCCTATTCCGTCATCCACTACGAGAAGGGGAAGCCCGCCGCCCTGTACCCCGTCTGGCCGGACTGGGTCAAGGTCGTGTTCGTCAACGGGGAGAAGATGTACGTGGTCAAGACCAACGACCCGGACTTCGCGTTCCTGGACGGAACCTACCTGGAGAACGAGATGCTGCACTTCATGCTGTTCTCCCTGAACGGCCTCGTCGGCGTTGACCCCATCGTCTACAACGCCGCCGCCATCGGCGCCGGCATCGCTGCCCAGAAGTACACCGCCGACTACTTCCGTACCGGTGGCGCCATCAAGGGCACCCTGGAGACGGAGCAGGCCCTGGGCGACGACGACTACGACCGCTTCATGGCGCACTGGAAGGCGACCGCCGGAAACGGCGAGACGCCCCTGCTGGAGTACGGGTTCAAGTACAAGGCCATCAACCTATCCCCGGAGGCGTCGCAGCTCATCCAGTCCAAGGTGTTCTCCATCGACGACATCGCGCGGATCTTCTGCATCCCGCCTCACATGCTGGCCGAGCTCTCCCATGCCACCTTCTCCAACATCGAGCAGCAAAACATCTTCTTCGGCGAATACTCCCTGCGCCCCATCTGCAAGCGCCTGGAGAAGCAGCTGGAACTGAAGCTGTTCACCGACAAGGAACGCGGAAATTACCACGTCAAGTTCGACCTGAACGGGCTGATGAGGGGAGACGCGAGCACCCGCGCCAACTTCTACACGCAGGGCATCAACGCGGGATGGATGACACCGAACGAGGCCCGCGAGTTCGAGGGCATGAAACGCCTGGAAGGACTCGACGAGCCGCGCATCCCGCTCAACTATACAACCGTCGGAGACGCCGACACAAATAACGACGAACAATGATACCGAGACCAGTTTTAGGCCTGTTCCGCTCAAACGCAGCGGTAATCGGCACCCCAGTCAAGGGAGAGGTCACCAGCTCCTCCATCGCCGTCACCGGACAGGTGGCCTGGTACAAGGGAAACGCGACCTGGGGCGTGGCCTACAAGGCGCACGGCGCCTCCAGCTACACGCACAGCTCATCCACCTCCCAGAGCATTAGCAAGACCATCAACAGCCTCTCCGCCGAGACGAAGTATGACATCGCGCTCTATGTCAAGTACCAGGGCGTGTACCAGTACGGCCCCGTCCTCGAAGTGACCACCGAGGCCGCAGCACCCGCGGAGACTCCCACCACCTAATCCGACCGAGCCATGGAAGACAAAATCTTGAGACGCTGGCAGGACACCCCGGAGATCCGCAAGGTCGACGAGGAAGCGCGGACCGTAGAGTTCGTCGCCAGCGACAATTCCGTAGACTCCTACGGCACCGTCCTCCCCGTGGACAAGTGGGACCTCCGCCGCTACTCCGGCAACGGCATCGTCGGCTACATGCACGACGTGTACGGCGACTCCTGGACCAAGTCCGCAGACCCGGACGACGTGATCGGCAAGGGCACCGCGTTCGTGGAGGACGACAAGCTCATCGTCCGCATCGCCTTCGAGCCCGCCGACCTGAACGAGAAGGCCGACAAGATCTTCCGCAAGCTCCAGTTCGGCAGCCTGCACGCGGTCAGCGTCGGCTTCCGCGCAACGGCCAAGGGCCACAAGGGAGACGAGGAGAGGGGAGAGAACCCCAACGTGTACTACTACGGCGGCCAGGAGCTCCTGGAGGTGTCCGTGGTGAACATCCCTTCCAACGCCAACGCCCTCAAACGCTCCATGGAGGAGGAGAGGGCCGCGTGGGAATACGAGGAGAAAGCCGAGGAGGCAGACGTCGTGAGCGACATCACCGTCGAGTCTCCCGCTGACTATACATCAACAATCGCCAGGGCCCGCGCCCTTATGGCTAAAAACAACTAAAAAAATGAGAAACTCCAACGAGATTTCCGCCGAGCTCGACGTCAAGCTGCGCGAGCTCGAAGCCTGCCAGGAAGACGCGCAGCGCAAGGACCTGGCCAGCAACGTCGAACAGCTCACCCGTGAGCTCGGCGACGCCCAGATCGAGGAGGCCGCCCGCAAGGCCCTCGCCAACCAGCGCGTCCTCTCCCCGAAGGAGAAGGAGGACATCCGTCGCTTCTCCATCTCCAAGTTCCTCCGCCAGGCCCTGCCGGGCGAGACTATGGACGGCATCGAAGCCGAGATGGCCGCCGAGGGCAAGCGTGAGTTCAAGCAGTGCATCAACGGCGCCGCCGAGGGCGTGTTCCTGCCGTCCGCGCTGCTCCGCGACTACTACTACACCAACGCCTCCGAGTCCAGCTACGGCCAGGCCTTCATCGAGCAGACCAGCCTGACCTACATGGGCAAGCTCCGCAACGCCACCATCGGCCAGAAGCTGGGCGTCCGCTACCTTGACGGCCTCCAGGGCAACATCGCCTTCGTGACCGGCGGCGCAGACGCAGGTTGGGTCGCTGAAGAAGCAGCCGCCTCCAAGCAGAAGCCCGCGTACAGCAAGGCCGTGATGAGCCCGAAGCGCCTCCAGGTGTACCAGGGCGTCACCTACGACCTCATGCACCAGACCTCCAAGGCCCTCGACAACCTCATCATGGAAGACATGGTGAAGGCCCACGCCGTCGCCCTCGACGCCGCGATCTTCGCCGGCTCCGGCTCCAGCGGACAGCCCACCGGCGTCCTCGCCGCAGCCAACGTGAACAACATCGACATCGACACCAACGGCGGCCCCCTCACCTACGCGCTGCTCGTCCAGATGGAGACCGAGGTCGGCCAGGACAACGGCCTGCTCGACAACACCCTCGCCTACGTCTCCAACGCGAAGGTCCAGGGCTTCATGAAGACCACCCCGCAGATCGCCGGCTATCCGTACTACCTGATGAACGACGGCAAGGCCAACGGCTACCCGTTCTACATGAGCAACGCCATTCCGAGCAACCTTACCAAGGCCGGCGGCTCCAGCCTGTCCGCCATCATCTTCGGTAACTGGAGCGAGGTCCTCGTCGGTAGCTGGGGCGGTCTCCAGCTGATTGTCGACCCGTACACCGCCAAGGCGAACGGCGTCCTCGAAATCAGCGCAGCCGCCTACCACGACGTGCTCGTCCGCACTCCGCAGGCCTTCTGCAAGATCGACGAACTGACCACTTCCTAAACCTGACTGAACCATGACCGAGAGGAACTTTGTTTCGATGCAGGCGACCGGACTCCTCCAGGAGTTCAAGAGCCACATCCGTATGACGTCCAACGACCTGGACGCCGAGCTCAACGCGAAGCTCATGGCCGCCGTGCGCCATGCGGAGCACCACATCGGCAAGGTCATCCTCCGGTCGGAGTTCGTCACGACCGTACCGTTTGCGCCAACCCTCACCCTCAAGGTCCCGGACATCGTCGTCCTCGGCCTTGAGGTTGACGGAGCGCCGGTCACCGGATGGAGCCTTGACGGTCGCGTCCTTTACATCCCTTCCACCGTCTCCGGGGAGACCATGACGGTCACCTACGAGGCCGGCTACGGGTGCATCCCGTGGGACATGAAGGCCGCGATCCTGATGCACGCCGCTTCACTGTTCAACAACCCGACGGACTCGGTCGAGACCCTTGCGAAGGCGTCCCAGAACCTGCTCCGTCCTTACCGGAGCTGGGGACTGGACGATGGAGAACAGGATTAACATAGGCGAGATGGACACCCTGGTGACGGTGATGCGCTGCACGCAGTCCACCGGAAGCCAGGGCGAGAAGCAGTTCATCTTCTCCCACTACGGCGACGTGTTCGCCAAGGTGGAACGGAACGTGAGCGAGACCATCGCCAACACGAACCTGGAGGAGGGCGACTACGTCCAGCTGACGATCTACAAGATCGCGGCGCTCACCACCCGCTGGCAGATCGTCCTGCACGGGCGGAACTACGAGATCACGGGCATCGACCCCGTCTCCCGCGTCTCTCCCGTCTGCGTCCTCACCATCCACGCCATCAGCTGATGCCGAGGGTCAAGATAGAAGGGCTCGACGACTGCCTGCGCTGCATGGATGCGGCGCCGGGGAACGCGAAGAAGATGACCAAGAAAGCCCTCCGCGAGGCGGCAAAGGTGACGAGGCGGCAGATCAAGATGAAGACCCCGAAGGAGTTCCAGAGGCTCACCGGGTTTAAACTGAAGACGGTGAACGGACAAACGAGCCTTCAAATCGGCCTGTTCCAGAAGGACGGCGTGATGAAGAAAGGCGCACCGATTCCGGACTGGTTCAAGGCCTACTGGAAGAACTACGGGACACTGAAGCACCGCGACCCCAGCCACAAGTTCGACAACCCGATCCGACGAGACCGGAAGAAACGCAACTGGGAGGGGCAGGGACACGAGAACTTCTTCGAGGGCGCCATCGCAGGATGGGACGGCCCTTTCATCGAAGCCTTCGAGCAGTCGATGGCAGACCAACAGGAACAACTATACGACCGATGACAGAGAACTTGAGGACGCAGCTCGTGTCGCTGCTGACAGCCGCAAAGGTGGACGTCCGCCTCTCGGAGGACGAGACGAGGGACTATCCCTTCGTCACCTACGAGATGACGGTCAACCCCGTCTCCGACAAGGACGGCGTCTGCAAGTACCTGGGCGAGACCTACGTCCGCGTGGTCTCCGACGACTTCGCAGAGGCTGATGCCATCCGTGCGGTCGTGGAGGCTGCGATCGAGGCCGGAATGGGCCACGGGAACACGTTCAGCTCAAGGCTCGTCAACAGCAATAAGGACTGCGTCAGCGACATCTGGACGCTGGAACTCTACTACATACTATCGCAATATCAATAACCATTAAAGCATAGATATTATGGCAACACCAGTTGCGGGTTACAACATCGCATTCAAGATCGGCGGCAGCACCCTTGCCGGGCGCACCCAGGACGACCTGACCATCGCCGCCCGTACCAAGGAGTCCATCACGAAGGATGACGGGGGCGCGACCCAGTCCTCCATCAACGGACACGACATCACGTTCCGGGCCACCGGCCTCGTGGACATTACCGGCGGGTCCAACATCCTCGACCGGGACGACATTATCGAAGACGTCCTGAAGACCGGCTCCTCCGCCATCATCGCGTTCACCTACGCGGCTACCACCGGCAAGGTCCTCTCCGGGAACTGCGTCATCACCAATTACAGCGAATCCTCCAACGCCGAGGACGACGCCACCTACACCGTGGACTTCAAGACCACCGGCGCCGTGACGTTCGCCGCCGCCGGACAATAGTACACCGCCATGAAGAAGGACTACATCAAGATAGGCGGAAACAAGTACCGCGTGGAGGTCAACTGGAACGCGCTCGCGTCCTTCCTCCGCGAGGTTGGCCGCGACACCATCGACGAGCTCGCCAGCTTCAGCACCATCCGTCCTTCGGAGATCACCGCCCTCATGGCGGCCTGCATCGCCGAGGGCGAACGCCTTGACGGTCGC